TGGTTACAAATGCCTTCGCTAATAAAAGACTACCTGAGGATACTAAAGCAGCAATTACATCTGTACTTCTTCGTACAGGAGTACATAATTTATTAACAGCAGGTTTTAGCTTAGATGCTTTAGCGAATTTAATAAATAACCGTATTGCACTAGAGAATGAGATTAGCAAGCTTGAAAGTAAATTGGATAAATTTGGTGCTCTTAAAGAAGAATTTATTAGACGCTCAAATGCATTAGGGATTCATCAGGTAGATAATACTACCCGGATAGGGGATATGGCATGGAGTGCCCATCAAATAAGCCGTCGTTTTGGTGACAATAGAAATGTAGATAAGCTTAATGCTAATCAGCTAGAAGAATCTGATGCGATCCTTAAGCAGCTAATCACACTATATGCACTACTACATGTAGAGAGTGGAGATTCTTCATCTATTGCTGGCGGTCTCGTTAAAAATCTTATGCTTACAGAAAATTCTAGATCTGAGACAGAAGGAAATGGGATCGCAGTAGTTCTGAACTTACATGCTTTTGAAGAAACTGAAGCGTTGAATAGAGGGTTTGGTGAAAACCCAGCGTTAATGCATCATGGATATGTTCCAGAAATATATAATTACCGTACTAAGCTAGAAACAGCAAATGAAAAGGACGGTAAAATATTAATAGATCAAGGTTATCTGAAATCTCCTGCCGCAGTAAGGAGAGATCCAGCAGATAAGAATAAAGAAATTCAGTATATATATATACTTAGAGATGGCGGATCATCTCGAATGTTATCTGCTGCTGTAGGTGCTGGCAGTACTATGATGAAAGGTACGGCAGCTTACGATAATTATATGCGTATGAATACACTAGCTGGGCAAATTAATGCTACTACTCATGCTGGTATTATGGCACATCGACGTAATAAGAAGAATCAGATGCACCTTAAACCAGGTTGGGATATTAATAAAGTTACAGAGAACTATATGGCACCTGTGTATAACGAAGCAGGTGAAGCAGTAACTCATCGTTATCTAATGTCTTCAGCAACTAAGGATAACCTATTAGAGCGTAATAATGCTTTTGATTCAGTGTTGGGGCAGCTATCTGGTTCTATTTATGGAAAGAGAAACACTGTAGAACAAAATAGAATAGCTATTACTGTTATGTTAGAACAATATAAAATAGATTATGCTATTCGTGGTAAGTCATATGTATTAGTGGGTAAGGAAAGTACTGATCCACTATTAAAAGATATTTGGAGTAAATTACCACAAGAAACAAAAGATGATGTTCGTGAAATTTGGGATCGAGAAGGGATGCTAGTACGCAAAGACTCTCTGGATATATTATTTGGCTACCCAAAGATATCTGCAGCTGACCCCTTTAGACGAGTAAATGAAGAGCGGAAACACTGGGAGGCTTTCTATAATCAAAATGAACCTTTCCTTTTAAGGGATGCACAGTCTGTCAATATGGTTCAAAAAATCTTTATTGGCTTATTAGAAGGAGCTCTTACCCAATCTGCTATTGCTCGTGGTATAGAACCGTATGCTGCTAAAAATTATGCTAAGCGTGCAGCGAACTTGGTATCTAAAGGTGAGAATGTATGGCAGGGTGTAATTACTGAAGTGAAGGATATAGTAGTTATAAAGTCAATTGTTGTAATGTTAGGTAATATGACTGCTAACTCCTCATTACTACATCTCCAAGGTGTAAGTTGGGCAGATATAAGTAAAAATACTATAGTTGCTTATAAAGGTGCTATTGCACATAGGGCAGATAGTGATGAATTAGAAAGTTTACGCCTTTCTTTATCAATAGGGTATACCAAAGGTGACTCTAAGAAAATTCAACAGCGTATAGTTGAACTAGAAGATTCTATTGCCCGTAATCCAGTAACACCATTAATAGAATCTGGGCTAATGCCATCAATTGTAGAGGATGTAGATATAGGCGTAACTGTAGATCCTTATTCCTTTAAAAGTGTACTTACAAAGAAAGTCGAAAAACAACTTGATAAGTTACCTGTACCAGTAGTAACAGCACTTCGCACAGCGTGGATGACCCGTGATGGTAAATTATATCAAAATCTAGCACACCTTACACAGATGTCAGATTTTACGGCTCGTTATGTCTTATATCAACATCAAACTACACGAACAAAGGATGAACTATCCCACAAAGAGGCTATCAGTCGTGCTAGTAGAGCCTTTGTAAATTACGATATCGCATTACATCGTTGGTTACAGTACACTGATGATATGGGACTTACTATGTTTACTAAGTATTTCTTGTATATACAAAGTGAGCTCATTAGAGTAGCTAAAGAAAACCCTGCGCGAACTCTTTCATTATTCGCATTGCGGAATTACTTAGATAGTCTACCTCCAGATGTTTTAGAAAGTAGTGGACTTTCTCGTATAGGTAATAATCCACTTGGTGAAGGGCCTCTTAGAATTATAGATGCAATTCAGAAATTACCAGCATGGGTAGCTATTATGGCAATATTTAAATAGAACAGTTTAAAGAAAATGAAAATCCCAAAGGAATTCACATTAGGCGCAATTACTTGGAAGGTCAAGATAGTGGAGGATTTGCCTGATAGAATGGGACAATCAGATTTTCGGAATGCTACAATATTAATTGAAAAGAATGCTAATAAGAAAGTCATGGAACAGACGTTCTGCCATGAATTGTTACATACTTTGTTTTATTCTACGGGTAGGTCAGACAATCATGATGAGATATTGATTGATGGTCTTGCACATTCATTACATCAATACCTAGTTGAGATGTACAAAGAATAGAGTACCGGTTACGTTATCCGGCATCACACCATACTACATAGCACTTGGCTCGTCCCTTAACCAACCGCCCTTCATATGGCATGATCGCATAGCTTACTTATCTTGGTTACTTTCGTAGCCTGATTTAATACCTTCACCAATAACTACTAGTAATACAAATATAGTAACTAACCAGCCAAGCGCACTGCCTACGGTTATTGCAACCATATTAACAGCAGCTGCTATGACGAATACTACAGCAGCAAGTATGAAATAACCAATATATTTTAGTATTTGCATAATGGTCTACTTATGTAAAGATACTAGTAGTCTTTCCTACTTCAGGTTCTGCTTTAGGTGTTGGTTGAGGACTTGACTTTATTGGTGTAGCTGCACCAGCTTCTTCAATACTAATTGTAGCCAGTACTCCGGAGTCTTTACGTGTAGAGCTAAACTTAATATCTACTGTTTTATTTTGTAGATTAAAGCCTTGCTTTACAAGGTATAGGTGTAGGGCTCCAGCAACTTCTTTTTGTTGTAAGTTAATTATCATTTCTATCCTTAAGATTGTGTTGGCATTATAGCCAACAATTGTTGAAAAGAATTACCAGCCATACCTGCATATATACTAGCTACTGCATCAGCCATATGTTCGGCTTTAGCTTCACTAACTAATATCTTATTATGTTGAGTATATGTAGGCCAGTTACCTTCTGGGTGTTGATGCAAAGCCCAAGAGATCATCTGCTTCTTAGTGGCAGTTTTCATCCCTGGACCTGCTAGTTTAACCTCAGTAGGTGTTACCTCAAAGAAAGGTATCCCATTCGCTCTCAGTGCGCCTAAGACCCCTACACAGATACCATAGGATGCCATAGCACGGGCTGATTGTGACCCAACGGGCACTTCGATAAATACTGCATTGGCTCCTTTAGTAGCAATAACTGTTTCTTTATAGAGCTGGAACGCTGATTCAAGATCAAGACTATTCTGACGAACCCGTTTTCCCGAAGGGAGAACAGGGTTCACAACAGAAAGCTTATCGAGAGTTAGTTTTTTAGTTACCAGATCTAAAGTTGCAGTAGCCAAGCCCCAGTTACGGAGTGATGGATCAATACCAATTACTTTAAGTTTATTCTTTAGTAGGGGCATCAGTAGCCTCAGTAGCTGAGTTTTCAACAGCAAAGGGTAAAGTACCTAACTCGATTAAACTTAGTTGGATACCTGCCTTAAAGCCATCAAGAAATTTACCTTTCATAGTAATCTTAGTATCGTCATCAACTACCATGACAGTACCTTCAGGAATTTCTCTCATATGCTCTAGAGTTGCTACTTTCTTCTCATGCCACTTAGTTAAGATAACTACCATTTGATGTATATCATCTATCTGGACAATCTCACTAGGTGCCTCTACTTTTTCTTCTTCGCTCATCAGTGTTATCCTTATTCGTCTGTGAATAGGCTAGCCGTAGGTTTTCTACTAGCTATAGGAGTTACAGCTGCTGTAGGAGTACCTGAGGTACCATCTACTGGAACAAATTTATCTTGGGTCTTACCGGCCCATTTCTTTTCCCAATTGTCGATGGTAGTAGCATTCTCTGCTTTAGCCCGCACTTCTGTAACAGTCATGTTATCTGAGGCACGAAATACTTTATTAATCTCAGTCTTTTCGTAGAAAGCACCTGATGGATCGTTTACGTAAGTGCCAGCACTATTCTTAACATGTTTATTAAGTTTTTGTTTAACTAGACCAAGCTTAACATCCTTGCCTAATAGTTCAACAAGCATCTCTACTTTAGTTGGTACATCAGCCTTAGCAGTATTGTTGTATACATTTACTACTTTAGTTTCAGGTTCTAGTTCATGTAACTGTTTGCCACAAGCTAGTAGTGATAGTGACTGTGCTTTCAAGAAGTCAGGTAGATAGACTTTCTCACCAGACTTGCTCTGGTAATAATTTTTATTACCTTTTGCATTTCCAGAAGCTGTATAGAGAGTTTGTTTAAACTCTTGACCATTAGGAGTACTAGCCTGTAAGACTAGACCTGTAGCACCTGATGCAGTGGTCATGCCATAAGCAAGAGTAATGGTAGCGCTATAAGCACCAGACTCTAGTGGAGCATATGTACTGATAACATCATTTTCATCAGCAATATCAGGTGATGTGGTTTGATTTTTAAATAATGACATAATAATTTTGTTTCCTATAAAATTTAAAAAAGTGAATCTACTGCGGTAATTACTTGTAATATTCCTCAAGTCGATCTAACACTAATTGAATATTGTTATCAATGAATGTTTCTTTAGTATCAAATAAGCCAAGTGGACTACGTATCCTCTCGTTTACTGTCTCTTTAGTAATCTTTGTTTGGAAGACATACTTAAAGCCTAGGGCTTCTTCTTCCGGTGTAATGGTTAGTAATGGTGATGCATAATCTTTTAACTGCTTTAGATTAACTTTCTTAGCTGCAATAACTACACTGAACCAAGATTCAATTCCATTATTCTTCAGAGAACCCTTAACAGGGACCTTAGTCTCCATTAACATCTCACCTTCATTAAGAGTATCTAAGGTATGTGCAGTGAAGATTACACGCTTAGTTGATACAGCAACATACTGCTGCATTAGTCTCTTAAAGTACTGAGCGAAATCTCCCCAAGCTTTCATTCCATTAGCAGAATCTACAATGTAATTCGTCTCATACATATCAAGAAGGTATGTAAGACTATCTATTACAATCGTATGGGTCTTTGGCTTAGTCTCTGCACGGTTAAATACCTCATACATCTGAAGCGGGTCTGTAATTGTATGTTGCTCAAAGCCAGCTTTAAAAGGTAATCGTTTACCTGCTTCACAGTTTGCATAAAATACTCCTGCAGGGTTAGGCATATTCATGAGGGATGCAGATTTACCTGCAGCGCTCTTACCCACTATTAAGACTAGATGATCATTAACAGTACTCATAGGTTTCCTTATATATTAAATTTATAAAAACGTGCGGAGGCACGCTTATTTCTTAGCAATATTCTTAGCAACTGTAATTAGAATAGTGCTCATTACTTCAGCTTCTTCCAATTTATCAGGGATCTTGTCATTAAGAGCTAAAACACGCTGACGTATACCTTCAAAATCAAAACCACTATCAAGTAGTAATAGTGCATATCTCAGGAGAAGGTTATTGCGATTGCCATCACCAATATTATTAATTACCCAGCGCTCTAAGTTATCCATAGAGTGTTGCGAATTTAATAAGATCTTACGTTCCTCATTTTTACTGGTTTTCGGTATGAAGGATAAGACATCGAGGAGTTCTCCATCATTGTATTCATACTGTTTAGGGTGTGCTAACCACTTACGTGCCCGTTGATTAGTAGCAGTATCTACTTCAAAAGGTAGCCACTCATATATATTGTGCATAAACTCTTTAAAGTCTTTACCATCAAGGGTCAGTTCATAATTCAGAGGCAATACAATACGGAAGCGATGCTCCTGTTTTGTATGGCGTTTTGTCGTATACAGTAGGTATTTATACTTTTCTAGTAATAACTTTGCTGTCTCAATATTGACTCCATGATCTATATCAAGCACTACTAAGTTAAAGCCAGGTATCACATTTTCCTCATTACGATACCCATTGTTTAAATGGTGAGCTGTCCAATGCATCCCTGATGCTTGAGCTACTTGATGTAATTTATCAAAAGGTACATGTTCGTTCAGGTAGTCTGTGGTCATATCTTGGCTGTACGCAATTACCATTTTGGATAGGTTAGTCTCCTTTAGTGTTTCACCACGTAAAAATTCTATACCTTCTGAGAATGATTTCTTGATAATGATATTGTTTTTATACCCGTAAGCAGTAGCTAGGGTCATAAGTTCACTTTTATAGCTTGCACCACCCTTATAGAAAGGTAAGTCTTCAGCTAAGTCTGCCTGTGTAACATCATTACCAACTGAAGCAATGTACTTAGCTAGCTTTACCCAAGGCTTATCTCTAGTTAGGAGTAACGTAAACGCCTCACCTGAGTCTTCGGCTAGCTTAATAGCATTGTAGATGTGAGTTTCAGTTACTTCTGGAGAGTCATCAATGAATGCATATGCTCCAGCAAGCTTTAATACTTTAAAGTTACGCTCTGACATCTCCCTCTTCTGTACTTCTAGGTGGTCCGGTAGTTTGTCAGCACGCTTCTCACAGTACAACTGATATTCATTAAGCGTAATACAGGTAGCCTTACTCATTGTAAGCTTCTTATTAGCGTTAATGATGTCAGCTAGGTTATCTAACCGATCTTCTAATGCATCCAGTAGTGCTTGGTTGTTATTGTTTGTACGATCTATATACATTTGTTCTGCAGTGCGGTTAGCTTTCCTGCTTGAATTACGTATATATCCAAAGAAACAACGTCTAGCGTAACCTTGGTTAAGCATTGTCATTAAAGCTTCTTCAGTTTTAGCGCCGTCGAATAATCTATTTGGTACTCCGAACATTAATAAGTTAGCAGGCGTGTTACCAATGATTTCTTCATTGCGAATATTGTCAGAGGTATTCTTAATTAACTTCTGCTTGATTGTCCCTTTGTCAAATAACTCAATAAATGTATCAAATACCTCTGTGTTAGCAGCTAAGTTGGCCCCAACTTCATCCATAATAAGATTCATAGATCCAGCATTAGCCATTAGAAGCATATGGCGCATCTGTTTAACAGCTGGTGCTGTGCCTGAATCAAAAGAAAACGCTGGAGTGCCTAGACGCTCAAATTCTTTTTCGACTCGTAGCATCTCCTCATCTGGATCGGTACTCTTACGGTTAGCCCGTTTAAGTGCTAATTTGGGTAGGTTGTCCTCTGCTAATATAGGAAATGTTTCATCTAAGAAACGATGACGGAACTGGTTAAGTACCTGCTCTTCCATCATATTCGTACCCATTGTCTTACCATAACCACTTGGGGCTAAGTTAAGTACGTACATATTAATAGGGATCTCTCCACGGTCAGGGGAATCAATCGTACAGCGCATCTGAGATGCAGCTAGACTAAAATAATAGCCTACTAGTAGACGAAAGAATAATGAATCATCTCTTTGTGTGTGGTCTCGTAAGATCCCCACTACGTCTTCAGCTGTCTTGTGATACTCCATCTGATCTATCTGCAGCATAGTTACTCCTTATTGTTGGCTTAACCCATGAGAAGATCGCCACTCTCAATGAGTGCATCTTTCTGGGTACATATTGCGAATGCTGGACAGTACTTACAAGCAGTGACTGTCCCCGGGACTTCTTTAATTGCGCCTACATTTCCACCCTTAGTAGCCATATGAAGTACGGCATCGCTATTTGTGGTGAAATTCTTTGTGCTACGGCTAGAATTGATGTTTCCATTTTTATAATATTTAAACTGTGGAGTACTACGCCATAGCTCAATATCATTACAAAGTGGGATATCTGTCTCTGCAGCAGTTAAGTACTTCTTAATTAGCTCTAGCTTATTTCTAATAAAATTATTAGTTTCTTCTAATGGCATAAGCTGTAAGCTCTGTGTGTGAAACCTCTTTGGTGGGTAGGTAGGATCATTCTTAGCCATCATTGCTTTCCAATCAGTAAAGATATAGTGAATGTCCATATCGTTTGCGGTAATAAGTTCTGGATCAAGCCAACGATAAATACTACCTTGCTCAATATACTTAGAGGTATTAGCTTGTTTCTTGTAAGTCCAGACACCAGTTGATTTGAAATCCTGTACTTTACCTTCGCTAATAAAATCGAATTGTCCAGTAATAGTCCATGTACCCAACTTGCGTGTTAGACGCTGCTCTAGATAGATAGGAATTACATCAGGACTTAGTTGGTCTGGTCTCTCGGTAGGATTAATAACGATACGCTCGATGACTTTCTTAGGTAGCCCCATCGCTTCCATTGCTGCTGGGTAATTAGTCATCCAAGCTTTCTCGATGCCGTCATGGATCGCTGTACCCATACGGCTAGCCATCATATCAGAAAGATTAACTAGGCCCTCTCCGGGCGGTATACGAAGCGGTAGGATGATCTGGCGCAGTGGTTTTAATAGCGTGGTAGCACTAATGGTGTTTGGATCGCTGTTGTGATCATAAGTATCTGATGCGAGGAATACAGCTAAAGCTAAAGGTACATCTGATACGTTAGAGTATTTAGAGGGCATAATATATCCTAAAGAATGTGCTTCTTAAACGCTGCTGTACATATTGGTACAATAGGTTCAATTAGTTGTAGCATGGCCTCAGCGTAGACTCGTATCTCATATTGTGAATGCTCATGTAGTCTAAGGTTAAGGAAATGCATTAGGTTATGTAGATCAACAGTAGCAAACATGTGGCTGTAAGTACCTAGAGGTAGTACAGAACGAGCTAGCTCACGAGGCACATCATTAGCTAACATTTTCTTATAGGCTACAAAAGAGGCTTTATTAGCATTCCTTATTGATTCTTGGTGGAATATTGCGTTTGGATTTACATCCTTAGTTCTCATTTGCTTATTAGAAGATGATTGAGTTGTAATGTCCTCTTTAGCTGGAATATAGTATTCCTCTGGAAGTTCAGCATAACGAGCTGAAATTTCATTGAAGCTCCATGTACGATGACGATGCCATTGGCGAAGCACAAAGATAGGTGCCTTTACTTCAAAGGTAAAGGTGCAGGCTTCAAATGGGCTAGTATGCTTATTTTTAATTAGATAGTTTAATAGCTTAGCATCCTTGTCAGAGTCTTCTCCACTACGCCATTCAGCATCGTAAGAGACTCGAGCAGACCTGACTACACTTAGATCAGAGCCCATTGAATCTACAAGACGAACTAAACCATGGTCTAGTACATTAATGTGACTATCAATAATATTTTTAGGCATAATGTTTCCTATAAAAGTTTGGAACAGCGCTTGGAAAGCGCTATGAAGAGAAAAAGGGTATACTGCTTGTTAATGGCATGTAAAATATAGTAATAACTTTTTAATCTAGGGGGTTCTTTAATGTCTTCACACGGCAGCTGTGGTACCGGCGAATGGTCAGGGCCTGTACCCGGAGATCCAGATAACAATGTGATTCTTACTGCGTCTCCAGCTTTCGGAGGCATTGAAGTTTCCTGGACATATCCTACAACTTACCCTCATGCAGTTTCTCACATATTGCTCTATAGGGCTACCACAAATGTGCTTGCTGTAGCACCGCAAA